AGATTTGGCTAAAAAAGGACGATTGGATGGAGCAGAAGCGGAATTGATTGGCGAAGGTGTTAGCGAAGCACGCGAAGCTGGAATTCAGTCTGGAGGCTTACGAATTGTAATCCCTAGCAAGTATACTGAGAAACGTACCGACATTGACCAAACTACTTCGGCTATTCAGCCAGTAACGGTTGGACGTTATACTGAAGCACTACGTGAGAATGCGGTATACGCTAACGTACCAGGAATCAATGTTTATACTGGTTTGTCAGGTGACATGAAGCTACCAGTTACTGCTAAGCAAACACTTGCATGGGCAACGGCTGAGAATAGTGCTGCGGCTGATGGAGGTGCGAACTTCACTAAGGACACACTTGCACCAGTACGTTTGACAGGTTATGTTGACGTATCTAATCGAGTTCTAGCACAAAATGGAACGGCTGCAATGAATGCAGTAATGACTGATTTAGGGCGTTCAGAAGCTGAGTTGATTAACACGGCTATGTTCTCAACTGCATCAGTATCTAACGCACCTGGCGCACTAGCTGCAACATCTGGAGTGTTGACATTTACTGAGGAGGCTGCACACTCTTATGGTGTATCAGTACCAAAAGATTTGTTGAGTGCAATGCGCACAGTAGCTAACGATCACGGATTGACTGGAAACCACTCTTACATTCTATCAACCGAGTTAATTGCTGACGCATTGGCTGGTGTTAATGTAGCTGGTATCACTCCAACAATCACAGAGGGCGGTTACAACCGATACACAATCAACGGAATGAATGCATTCTTTAGTACTGGTGCAACTAAGGTAGCTGGAACAAGCGGAGACGGTATCTTCGGTGACTTCTCAAGAGTTCACTTCGGACGTTGGGGCGGTCTTAACATCTTAGTTGATCCTTACACGGTAGCTGGTAATGACCAAGTAAGATTGGTAGTTAACTCTAACGTTGACTGGTCACTTGTACAAGGTGCGGCATTTGTTAAATTCACTTCATTGACTGCATAATGAAGGTACTAGCAAAACAACCATTGTTTCAATTTGGCGTATTGGCTTATAAAGGTCAAGAGGTAGAGGTATCTGACAAGCTAGGCGAAGAACTAGTTGAGTTGGGATTTGCTACCGAGATAAAAGCTGAAAAGAAGCAAGGTAGAAAAGCGAAAACTGAGAAGTAGGTAATAAATGTGATGGGGGCGAAGCTGGAAAGCCTAGCCCCTTATTTTAAAGCGATATGAGAATAGTAAGAACACAGAAGCCAGCAGGGTTAGCGATAGGATTAGAAGCCGTTAAAACGCATCTAAGGCTATTAGGTTATGATGATGAGAATAGCCTAGTGGCTAGTTATGTTGATTCGGCTTGTGAGTTCATTTTTCAGCGTACTTGGAAAGTTATACAGAGTGCAAGCTACACGGCTTATCTAGATGACTGGAATAACTACAGCGGAGAATATAGCTACAATCACCACTATTACCGAGATTACCGCAATTACAAAGATGATTGTGATATAAAGATAAAAATGCACCCAGTAACGTCACTTGATAGTATTAAGTATTACGATGCTGATGGAGTGCAACAAACAATGGTTAATGGTACAGATTATTTCTATTCAATCAACGGCAACTTTGCTAGAATAAAGTTTTTAGAAAAACCAACCTTGCAAGATAACCGATACGATGCGATAGAGATAGCATTCACGGCTGGATATTCAAACCAATTTGACATACCAGACGACTTGATTCATTGCTTAAAGATATTGGTAGCGGATGCGTTTAACAATCGAAACAGTCAAACGGCTGGGATGAGCGTAAACGAGAACAAGATACCACAGAGCGTTGATATGATACTAGCGAATAACAGTTTAAAAGACTTTGGATAATGTGGGACATTGGTAGATATACACGGCTAGTAACAATTATGCGCCCAACGGTAACGACTGATGACAGTCACGCGCCAGTTGAGACGTTTGCAGAGTGGCAGAAATGCTACATGAGCAAGCAAGACAAAAGAGTGTCAGAGGGCATGGAGCAAGATAAAAATACTGGCGATAGATATACAATCTGGAAAACGGCACGACCAGTATCAGGTTTGACGTTGAAGGATCAACTATTGTTAGATGGTGTTACATACGAGATACAAGGCATTAGAGAACTAGGTAGAGAGCGTTTGGAAATTGAAACGATAACTAAGTATTAATGAATTTTAGCATTGACATACAAGGATTTGAGGAGGTTATTGATAGCATACAAAAGCTAGAAGATAGCGTTAAGAGGCGTGAATTACTAAAGATATTCAGACGACAAGCAAAGCAGCCGCAACAGATAATGAAGCGGCAAATAAAAGATGCTAAACGAACTGTAACGTATCACCGAAACAACAACATAAAGTACAAACCAGGAAACCTACGAAGAAGCATTAAGATATTTACTGGCCGCAACAAAGAGGGGGCAACGGTGTACATTGGTCCACAAGCTAAAAAAGCAGAGGGTTCTGGTTACTACGGGTACTTTGTGAACTATGCAACTGGCAACATAAAAAAGAGCAATAAAAACTTTCACTACATGCAGCGCACATTCTCGTTTGTTGAAACGATTATAGGCAACAAAATGAGTGCGGAGGTTAAAAAGTATTTGGAGAAAAAGGAAAAACAACTAGGGTTTGAAGTAGTAAGATGACATTTGAAGATGCAATAGGGGATATTTTAAAGGCAAACAGTAATTTAACTGATTTGTGTAGTAACATCTACGGTGGCATTGCTCCGCAGAATGGTTCACTTCCTTATATCGTTTTTAATCGAAGCGGTCAAATACCTACACCAGACAAGCAAGCCAATAATATCGGTGACTTATTGCTAGAGGTAGACATTTATGCAAGCGGCTACAATGAAGCTATAGAGATAGCCGATGCAGCACGAGAAGCACTAGATTTAGCAACTGGAAGCTATACAGGTTTTGATTTTAGCCGTGCAAGATTCGATAGCCAAAGTAGTGTTGACTACGATCCAGAAAATAGAGCATATTACACCCTACAAGGGTACATAATTTGGTATAAATACACATAAAATGAAAATAAGATTAACAAAGGCGCACAAGAAGCCTAACGGGAAAAAGATAGCCAAAGGCACTATCATAAGTGTTCACGAAGGACACCCTTATAAAGACTTTGAGGTAGTAGGTCAAGAGATTGAAACTACCGATGAAACACAATTTAAACAAATTAAAGAAAACGAAAACGAATAATGGCAACAGCAGGAAAATTCAACGGAAATATTTTAGAAATATCTTTCGGAGGCACAGTTTTAACACACGCATTACAACATAGTGAGTCTCACTCAATGAGTCCTATTGACGTAACAACTAAGGATAGTTCAAGTCAAGAAGAGGTAATTGCAGGTTTACGAGGTTCTGAAATCTCAGCAAGTGGGTACTTCGCAGAGGATGCGACCTACGGATATGAGGACTTGTATGACCTTTACGCGGCTGGTAGTTCTGTAACAGTTTTGGTAGCAAGCACAGAAACTGGCGACGTTACTTATAGCTACACGGCTTATGTTACTAGCCTAAGTAGAACTGCGGAAATGGACACGGCAGTAGGATTTGAAGTATCATTGAAACCAACTGGCACAGTAACTAAAGGCACAGTAGCTTAATAGATTATGAATACCATCACAATTAAAAACAAAACATTCCCTTTTCGTTTGACGATTAGTGGACTTAGTGCGATTGAAGCAAAGACTGGAAAGTCAATTGAACACATTGACCAAGTAGGTATCATGACACTTGTTTTAACGGTTCTACCCATTGCGATTAATGCTGGTTACAGAAAGCAGCAAAGCAATGAGAGAATAACGGAAAACGAAGTTATGAATCTAGTCGATGATGACCCAAGCTGCATTGCAAAAGTCAGCGACATTATGACCGAGCAGATGGAGTCTTTGATGGCGAAAGTCAACGGTGATAATAGCGGAGGGGAAGCCGAAAAAAAGTAGTTTTCTGGGATTGGGTAGTACAACAAAGTTCTTACTGGTCAATCCCAGATTATTATGACCTTACACTCAGAGAATTCAGCATAGCGATAAAGGCGAAAGCTGATCGAGAGGAAAGGAATTATCAGACTGGTTGGGAACAAGCCAGATGGGTTGCGCGGTGGATAGTTCAAGTGAACGTACCAAAGAAGCAAATACCACTAGAGAAAATTGCCCGCTTCCCCTGGGAGGGAACTGACTTTGAACAGATGAAGGAGATACTTGACAACTTTAAAGCTAAAAAAGGG